AATGTTTCTAATGATACTCTTTTCGCTAGATATGTTTTAATTAATATTGGGTGTTGTCCTCTAGTTACTTTAAATATCTTATCAAAATTTTTATCACTCTTTCTTAATAACTGTTCAATGTCTCGTTCAAAGTAATATGCAAGACCATCAATTCTTTTTTGTCTTTCAAGGTACACATCATTGTTCATATCCTTAATGTAAGGTGATTTATTAGATATGAAATTGCTAACAAAATAATTAGTAATATTATCGCCGTATTTTCTTGCAGCCTTAACAAAAAAGTATCTATCATTACGTTGTATAAACGTTTCGTACTTAGCATTAATCTCACCATTATACTTAAAGAAATCGTATTCATCTTTTGTAAAATGTAACTTAATGCTAAGGTATTTCTTGTATGCTTCGTAGCCTTCATTCATTAATATCTTGTTGTGTTTCTTCAATAAATTTTATAACTTTTTCTGGTGTGCTTTCAACATAAGGGTCCTCATCATTTGAGAAGTTATTAATACCTGGTTCTTCAGCAAGATATGTAATAATTTCGTTATCTATGATAGCACAATATCTCCATGACCTAAAACCAAAACCTTGTTTAGGTTTATTCACTAACATACCTAATGACCTAGTAAAAGTACCACAACCGTCTGGTATCATTTTTACTTTCTCAATACCTTGTGCGTCTGCCCATGCGTTCATTACAAAAGCGTCATTAACACTTAAACAATAAACTTCGTCTATACCTAACTCTTTAAATTTATTATAATTTTCTTCAAAACCTGGTAATTGTTTTGATGAACATGTTGGTGTAAATGCACCTGGTAAACCAAATACTATTACTTTTTTATCTCTAAACAATTCTATTGTTGAAACGTCTTGCCATTCACCTGCCTTTCTAAATTTAAAAGTGTGATTAATTAAGTTCATATCTTCTCCTATACTGGTAATGTTGCTGTTTTTGGTAAAAAGTTCAAATCTTGTGCGTTCATTTTTATTTTATCTTTTAATGCTCTGTTAATTAAATGCGTAATCTGGTCTGGTTCTATTTCTTTTTCTGTACAATAATCCAAAACTGCTTCCATATGTGTTAGTCTTTTTTTACTTGCTCGTTTCTCTATTATGAGAGCAAATTGTTTAGGTGTCATTCTTTCTCCTTGGTATCCTTCGCTACGGTTTCTATTCCACCTCGTCAGGTAGTTTACTACCATTAGCGAAGGAATCGTTTACTATATCTAATAGCAATTCTGTGTCAAATATCCAATCCATACCATAACCCATTAAACAAGTCTCGCCTGATGATTGTATTGTTAAGAATACAGAACCATTGTTTAAATCATTACTATACCAAAATGATACCCATGCAAAAGTTGGTGAATTAGGATCACCACTTTGTTTTACATCTGACCATGCAATTGGTTTTTGTTTAAACGTGCTACTCGCATATGAGAATACTAGTGGCCCTGGTCCACAAAATATTGGTATTTGTTGTTGTTGCATTACACCTGGAGGAAATACAGGATGTGTTTCTGCTTGTGCCTTGTTTAATACTGCATAAACAAAACCTAAAAATATTATTATTAAGGTAATACCTACGCAATATCTAATTGCTTTTATCATTGTTTTCTATCCATTTGTAAAAATCTTCTACTGCTTGTTTTAATTTAGGTAAGTAGTCAACTTTGTTTTTCTTAAATACTTGTGTTGTGCCTTCTTCTGTTACGATTAATATAACTATTTGGGTTACTTCTTCACCAAAGTGTTCTTTAAACATTTCAGCATAAGCACTACCTTGTATAAAATAGTTTTCAATCCAACTTTCGTTTTTTTCTTTTGTAGAGGTTTTAAAATCTACTATTGATAAAACACCATCATATTCTGCAATACAATCTACACGACCTGCAACTGTATAATCACTAGAAAACATTTGTGCTTCTTGTAATCTAATATTATTTATTTTTGATAGTTCTGGTTTCAATACATTAAACATCATTCTAGGTAAGAATTGTTTTTTATATTTGTCAACTTGTTCCAAGTCAACATTGTTTAAGTAATCTTCAACCATATTATGTACTGCTGTGCCACGATTGGCTGCCTGTATCATTACATGGTTTGCAACTTCTTCGCCTACCTTTTGGCGCCACTCATGCAAACCTTTTTTATCTCTAATTGATAAAACAGATGTAATTGATGGATATGCTTCTTTAGTTTCTAGATGTTCGTAAAATCTCTTGCCATTTACATTCTTGGCTTTGAGAGGTGGTAAATCGTTTATAGGTGGTGTATGTGTAAATATCATTATATGCTCACTTTTAAAATTATATTATATCAGGTCTTGACAAAAAAGTCAAGGGTTAATCTCTAGTAAAAAACGGGTCGGGTTTCTTATTAGTTTTCTGTACTTCTTGTAACACTTTCATAAACTTGTCAAACTCTTTATGTGCGGTATATCTACCAACTTTGTATGCAATAAAGAGACAACCCACAGCAATGATTGTGTGTGTTATTGGATCCATTCTTTTGCCTTTTCTGTTACTTCATCAACTCGTCTTGTCCAACCTCTACCAAACGTTTCAAAAGTAGATAAACTTTGGTAGTAATTATGTCTTTCAGATTGATATTGGTCTATTGTAGTGGAAACACCATATTGTTCCACGTGGTCATTAATACATTTAAGTGTATTAGGACCTATGCCACCGTCAACTGTTGTGTCCACTAGTCGTTGTATAAATTTTGCAGCACGACCAGGACCTGCATTGACAGCAAAGTCAAAGATACATAAATCTAAACCTTCTGGCAAATCGTCACCTTTTACTCTATCCCAATAATTTTTTTTGTATATTGGTTCAACATCTTCTTTTGTTAATTCTTTCATGTCTTTTGTACCACCAAAGTCTTCGTAAACTCTTTTAGTGACACCTAAATTTGTTTCACCACCCGGATCTTTTGGGTGATTAACATATCCACCTTCGTGGTGTAATATTACTTCTAATGCTTCTGAAAATTTATTGCTCATAGTGAAGTCCCATCTTTATTTTTTCTATTAGATAGCTTTTTAACACACCACTTCTTACAATATCACCAAGGTCAAATTCTATACAATCAACCTCTTTCATTTGTTGCATGATATTGACAAAATCTAGTATGCCATTTCTATCGTTTGTTTTTGTTAAGTCTGTTTGCTGAATATCACCAGCAAACACTATTCTTGTATTTTGACCAATTCTGGTCATGATGGTATCTAACTCATGGAAATTTAAGTTTTGACATTCGTCCACTATAATTACACCATTGTCAATTGTGATACCTCGTAAAAAACTCGTTGATAAGAAATCTACTGTTCCTTGATTTCTTAAATCTGTGTATAGTCTATCAAACTCAGCGTCTGAGCCTCGTTGAAACATAAATCGTACCATGTTTTGATATGGTACTTGATACAAATATGATTTGTCTTCTTCATCGCCAGGTAAGAAACCTATGTCTCTGGTTGGCAACAATGAACGGACAATATATACTCGCTCTCTTGGTGACTTGGGATCCAACACATCTTTTAATGCGTTATATAATGCAACAAAAGTTTTACCTGTTCCTGCCACACCATATAGAAAAAGATTTTGGCCTTTTTCATAAGAAGCGAATACTTCTTTTTGATTGTCGGTTATTGGTTTTATCGTATTTAATTCGCTTGACGATATATTTAATTTCTTTTTACTTACCATAATTTTTTCACCGTTTTAATGAGTGACAACTCAGCTTACGTTTCGGATTCTGTTTACCAGTATATGATATTCCTACCAATGTGCTGTTGTCTATCTACTTCTATTTATTCTTTGCTCTCTTTCTATGTTTATCTATTACTGCTCTAGTTCTGGATTCTTTAACACCTTGTCTTCTATATCTTTTACCTAGATTACTTTCAGGATGTTTTTCTGCAATTCTATTTAAGTGGTCTTTCCAACCACTATCTGTTTTACTATCTATTTGACCAACACTACTAACTATGTTCATTTGTGTAGGTGGCATAAGTGTAATATGTTTCTTTTTAATAAATTTTTCCATATCTGATATTGTCATATAATCTTCAAATTCAGTTTTGGTTTTGCTGTTATAAAATCTATAAGTTGGCATTCTCTTGTTCTCTCCACGACTTTCTCATCTTAATATATATTGGATCTTTAGTAACTCTACTTCTTGCTTGTAAAAATACTTTGGCACTTTTTGCTTTGTCACTTGTCAAAAAATCTTTTGCAATAGGTTTAATATTTCCAAAGTCGTCATACTTATTACCATCTTTATGATTTGCATATCTTCTACTTCTAGTAAAACCCATTTCTAAAAATTTTCTACACATATCCATACCCACAAAATCTTCTTGTTCTTTATATTGATGATATAAGAATAATATTCTCATAGAAGACATAGCAGCGTCTGTTGGTGTTTTAAATCGCCAATATTTACATATATCATTTGTATAAGGTCTTACTAACAATACACCTTGTTCACCACGACCAATACGATATCTTTTATCATTTGGCATAAACATTGTATTTTTATAATCAAATTTGTAATTAAATTCTTTCATGGTCTTGTAACCGCTATCAACAAAGGTATTATCATAACTAAAGATGACATTACACCAACATTAAATAACCACCATGTGGTAGCAAGTGTAAATACACCCATCCAAAATTCATTCTTGTTTAATATTTTTTTAATCTTCTTCATCCCAATCAATACCATCTAAATCATCATATATATCTTCTATTTCAAAATCTGGATCTGGTTTATTCACATCCACCTCCTATGTTACCTGTACATTCTAAACCGTGTAAAAAAAACTTTCTAGGTATATCATGTTCATGTGATAGATAAACTACAAATAAACATATTATACATGCCAAAAATATAGGCATAAAATTATTAATCATGTTCACCGCCCGGATCACCTGGTGGTAAAGGCACTTTGTAAGCGTTACCTTGTTTATCTCTATAATATGTAAAACCTCTTTGTCTATCAGCAGAATGATAACCTTCTTTAAATCTGTAAACATTTTCTGATACCTTAAACGTTGCAACTGTAACAACTATTGCAAGTATTAAAACAAAGTGTGCCACGAATGTAAAACCAA